CCCGGGTTGCGGTTTGATTGGATGGTCTCGGAGGTCTCCAGCCCGCGGCTGTAGCGCAGCGACTCGGAGATGAAATGGATGCGCTGGACGTTGGGCGTGACCGGGTCGGTCTTGAACGCGGTCTCTTCCTGGATGACGATCTGGCTGCTGCTTCCCTGTGCCTGTGCCATGGCGGCTCTCCTTTATGGTTTCGTTACATTTCCCAGCGGGGCGTTGAATAGCGGATTTCCAGCACGCAGAGCATGCCGGCCAGGCTGCGGTCGGCGAGCACCGCCTTGAGGTCGTTGCCGACCCGGACGATGCTGGTCCCGTCGGCCAGGCCCCCGAAGGTGCCGTCTGTGCCCACCGCGGCGCGGACGTCGGCCATGACCGTGCGGGCCATCTCCGGGCGCTGCTTCTCGGCCACGTATTCGACAAAGACCTGCAGGGCGTGGTTGAGGTGGCCGATGCTGGCACTCTCTTCGTCCGGGTCGAGGATGGGGTCCCAGAAACAGAGCATCTCGCCCTCGCCTTGCGTCAGGTCGGTGGTGCGCCACTCGAAAACCTTGCGGCCGATGTCCGACTGGTAGGTGTAGGCCTGCCCGTCGATGCTGACCTGCGCGCCGATGCGGATGGACTTGAGCCGGGCGGCGAGGGCTTCGATGATCTGCTGGCGTTTCACAGGACGATCTCCTTTTCCCGGACCAGCAGCGGCGAATAGGAGAGCAGCGTCGGGGAAACCTTGAACGCCGGGCAGTTGAGCAGCAGCGCGCCGTGATGGGCGGCGACCGAGAAGACCAGCTCGCTACAGAACCACGCCTGGTCGCTCTGCGTGCGACTGCGGGCGAGAAAGCCGAGAATGCCCTTGAAGTCGTAGCCCTTGCCGAGTTCGCCTTCGAGCATCTGCCAGAAGGCGGCCGCATCGAGATCCGCCTCGACGCGGTAGACATCGACGACGGTGCCGGGCGTGTGGCCGTGCTTGGCCAGGGTGACCTTGCGCACGCCGCCGGGGTGCCACGCCTCGATGATTTCACCTGTTGCGGTGTTCAGGGCCGCGACGTGGCTGTAGTCGCCCCAGTTGAAAGCGCGGATCGCTTTAGATAGCAGGCTGGTGCCCCGGTAGCAGAGGATGCGGATCATGGCGCAACTTCTCCGGTTGGCGCGGGCGACGGCTTGTCTGCGGGCGCCTTGTCTTTCTTGCCGACGGCGTAGAGCGCGAGCCATATCCCGGTGGCGATGGCCAGCTGCTGCCAGCCACCACTGGCGGCGGCGATCTGCATGATCGTGGCGACGTTCTCGGGGGTCAGCAGGGCATCGAGGGCGAGACCGCCGCCGAACAGGGCGCCGAGGCCGTTGGTGATGAAATTGAGCGAGGGCTTGTTCATTTCGTGGCTCCTTTCGTTTTCCATCCCGGGCAGTCGGTGCTCTTGCAGATCAGCGCCCCTTTACCGGCGGCGGGGCAGGTACCGTCTTTGTTGCGGCTGTTGGCGCACTTGCCGTCAGCCAAGGGCGACCATCCTCAGGTAACATTTGACCAGCGAATGGTGCCGCCGTTTGCGCCAGACGCCGTCGCCGGATTCGCTGTCCCGGTCTCCCCTGCCGTTGGTGTTCCCCTCCACGGTCTCGATGTAGTCGCCGGACTGGGGGGCAACCACAATCCCGATGTGCGAAAAGTCGAAGATCACGAAGTCTCCGGGCGCGGCCTTCGCCGTCTCCGGCAGCACGGCGAGCCCGTGCTTTTTGGCCCACCCTTCCCAACCGAAGGCGCTGGCGTCCTTGCAGCGCCAGGACTCGACCGCGGCGGGGGAAAGTCCGAGAGACTCCTGCACGGCGGTGTCCCGCAGCCATCGCCGCAGAATCCAGCAGCAGAAAGCTGCGCACCATGGCCAGGGACCGGCGGCGAGCCAGGAGGCGCTCTGATATTCGCGGATGCGGGTACCGCAGTTGTTGCCGCCCGCTTCAAGGGTGCCAACCTCTTTGAGTGCGATATCGACGAGTCGCGGCTTCATGTCTTAGCGTCCCTCCCCTGAGCATCCCCGAAGCGTCGCCCACACTTTCGGCACAAGGCGGATCGTAAGCATTACGGTATAGACGAGGGTGACGAGGCAGACCCAGTCCTGAATCGGGATGCCCATAAAAACCAGCCCAGTGATTGCAACGGGCGGCGTGGCCGGGATCAGTTCGTGCGCAACACCCTTCATTACTCCACCTCGTCCTCGCTGAGGGTCAGCATCGTCAGCCCGGCGCCGTCCGGCTCGGGGGCGATCACGTAGTAGGTTTTGCCGGTCTTGACCCGGGTGAGCGCGTCGCCGCGGTCGATGCCGGCGGCGGTGGCGTCACTCACCGTCAGCTTCGGGGCGGTGGAGATCACACCGGGGCCGTCGGCAAACATCGCCGAGCGCTGGCCCGGCTCGTCGAAGATGCCGGTGATGCTGCGGCCGGCGACGCTGCCGTCGTGGTGGGTGAACGGCTCGGCGCCCAGGGCGGTGAGCATGGCGTCAATTTCGTTTTCGGCAATCAGGGGCATCCGGCTATTCCTTCACCTTCCAGCCGAGACGCTGGTGCTGCTCGACCTGCGAGGTGTGGACGCGGATGGTCTCCCCGTCTTTTTCGACCGGGACAAGGACTATTTTTTCTTCGGGTTTGGCGGTCTGCGGTTTTTTGGCCAATGCTCTCTCCTTGGGTCTGGCGCTCAAGATGTGGCAGACGCCGAAGCGGCTGCCACAGGTTTGAACGCCAGGCTACTGGCCGAGCAGCAGGGCGGTGTGCTGCGGGACGGCGTTTTTGACGCCCCAGGCGATGCCGACCTCAAACTGGTTGGCGTGGTAGCCCTTGTACTGGGCGAACCGAAACGGGAGGCCGGTGATCGGGTCCTGGACGATCAGCTCGTCGGTCGCGGCGTCGCCGCCCTCCGGCTGCTTGGGCAGGCGGGCGAGCAGGTGGATGGCGGAGCGCTTGAACGCCATGTTGCGGGCGCAGACGCCGACCACGACAACCGCCGCACCGTCGGCCAGTGCCGTCTGAAGCCCGGGGCCGGCGATGGTGATGTCGCCGGCGGCGGCCAGACCGGTGAGGACAACATATTTGTGGGCGGTGTTGGTGCCCAGGGTCACGATATCGCCCGCCAGAATGGTGCCCGTGCCGGTCTTGAGCGTGATGGTGGTGGCCCCGACCGCGTGCGCCCCATTGACCACATAGGGGCCGGTGTTGTTGCCGACGGCGGACACTGAGACGATCTGCGCCGATTCGCGCAGGTTGACGCCGTAGGGATTGATCAGCGCGCCGCTTTCCAGCATGCCGGCGCCCTGGAACGAGGAGAGGGTGACCAGGGTGCGCAGCGCCGCCCCGGCGGTGGTGTTGAGCACGCACTGCAGGTCACTGGAGCCGGCGCCGTTGTCGATGAGGATCTTACGCACCTGGGCGACTTCGCCGAGGTTGGAGCCGAACAGGGCGGCCGGGGTGGTGGCGTGGGCGGCGTAGGCGCGGCTGAAACTCGACTGCAGCGCCGCGAGGTCGGCCTCGATGAGGTTGCGCAGCCGGCGGATCGCCTGGGCGATTTTGTTATCCTGGATGCCATTCTTGGCTTCCATGCCGAGCCGTGCCGCGTCGTCGCCGGTCCAGTAGAACGGCACCGACTTCGCCTTGGTCAGTTTCATGGTGCCGGCGCCAGTGGTCTCGTCGATCAGAGTGGGCGGCACGGCGGCCGGGGTGATATCGCGCTCGGCGCCGATGGCGGTGATGGCATAGCTGATGTCCTGGTTGAGGGCGGCCTGCTCGGCTTTGCCGTTGACCGAGACGGCGTTGATCAGCCCGGACGGCTCGTTGCTGACGTTGTCGACGGTGTCGTAGATGTACTGGATAAGACCGGTGAGCGTGTTGGCCATGGTCGTGATCTCCTATGTGTGCGATAAATTGGTATGGGGCAGGGCTGTCCGTGCCCGGGTTCGTCAGCTGACGATCTTGCCGCCGTCGGCCAGGAAGGCGCGGCGGCCGGTCTGGTCAAGGGTGTCGAAGTCCTTGCGCTTCATGGTCTTCTTGCCGTCGCCTTCTCCGGCGGTGGCGTGCGGGACGGCGGGCGGCGCTTCGTCGTCGATGTCGAGAAGGGCCTTGCTGCGCAGGCTCTTCTCGGCGCCGACGATGGCGAGGGCCGCGTCGGCGGAGGTGGACTTGCCGTCGAAGGCGAGTTGCTCGATCAGGGCTTCATGCCCGGGGATGGCCTGGGCGCGGACATCGGCGATGCGCAGACGCTCGGCCTCGGCACCCTCGGCGCGGGCGGTGGCAACGGCTTCGTTCATGCCGGCCTGCGCTTCGGCGACGATGGCCTGCACCAGTTCGGGGTGCTCGGCTTTGAGTTGTTCGAGGTTCATGGCGTGCTCCTTGGTTTGAGTGGGCGCCAGGGCGACACCGGCCCGGCTGGTTTTCTTTTTGGTGCGGGCCATATCCCGCGCCATGTCCATGGTTTCGGCCAGAGTGGAAACACCGTCCACCAAGCCGGCATCGATGGCTTGACGGCCATGGAAAACCCGGCCATCGGCCATGCGGGTGAGAACGTCCTCGAGGGCGGCATCGCGGAAACGAGCGATGTCCTCGACGAAGACGGAATAGGCGTGGTCGACCGACCCCTGCAGCACGGCGGCGTCCTCGGCAGAGAGCGGCCCGTGCGGGTGGCCGGCGGCCTTGTATTTGCCGGCGACGATCAAGGTCGTCTTGCGGCCGGCCATCTCGTCGGCCCGGCTGGTGTCGACGTGCTTGCCGATGACACCGATGGAGCCAACCGAAGTGACGTTGGAAGAGATGTTGATCAGGTCGCAGGCGGCGCCGATCCAGTAGCCGGCGCTGCACATTTGGCCGTCGGTGAAACCGAGCAGGGGCTTGACGGCGCGAGCCTCGAAAAACGCCTGTGCCAGCTCCGGCGTGCCGGCGACGGTGCCGCCCGGGGTGTCGAAAGCGCCGATAATGGCCTCGACGCTGCGGTCGGCCAGGGCCGTATGCAAATGCTTCATGATCGCCTGGCTGCTGGTACCTCCGCTGATGCGCGAAAAGAGGTTCATGCGCTGGGCGATCACGCCTTCAATCGGCAGCAGCGCGACGCCGTTATGGACTTCGTAGCCCTTCGGCTCATTGTTCAGCGGTTGCCCGAGGCGCTCTTCCAGCCCCACCAGGTCGATCTTTTCACCGCGCAGGTGCCGGCCATAGATCGCCTGGATCTCGTCGAGCATTTCCGGGGTGATCGCCCAGGGGGCGTTGATGATGTCGATCAGTCTCATGGTTCCTCCGGTTCGGGCGGCTCGGCAACCGGCGCGGCCGGCTCCGTCGTCAGCCCGTTGTCGCGCAGCAACTGCTGCTCGCGGATGATCTTCGGCACCTTGCCGAACCAGTCGGAGCCGCCCTGCGGCATGGCGGCGCATTCCTCTTCGTGCGAGGTGAGGAACATCTCCATGCGCAGCTTGGCGGCGTCGGCTTCCTTCTTCGGGTCGAGGTGGTAGGGCGCGTCCCCAACCCAGACGGTGCCGAGCCAGGCGCGGCGGATGAGCGGGTCGGCAAAGAAGCCGGGAGCGGAGAGGCGGCCGGTGGCGACCGCCTCGGTGATGACCGCCTCGTAGACCGGTTGGCAAAGCATGGTCACCAGCCAGTGGCGGCGGCGGCGGAAATAGTCCCAGGCTTCCATCAGGGCGGCGCGGGAGGCCGAGTAGCTGGCGGTGAAGTGTTTGATCAGGATCTCGAAGGGCAGCTCCAGGGCAACGCCGATCTGGCGCAGGATGGCCATGACGAAGGGGTCGAAGGCCGGGTTGGGCCGCCCCGGGTTGACCGTCTCGATCTTCTCGTTCGGCATCAGGCCGAGCACCGAGCCGTAGCCCAGCTCCATGCCGGTGGTGTCGACCTGCTGCGCCGGATCGCCGTCGGGGTTGAGCGTGGTCGGCGCCGGGCCGATCTGCGCATTGCCGGTCTCATTGGTCACGAAGACGGTCAGCATCCCCGAGACGACGGCGGCCATGACTTCGGCGTCGGTGTAGCGGCCGAGCTGCTTGATCAGCTCGACCACCGGGGTGAGGTACGGCACGCCGCGACTCTGTCCGGGCCGGGTCTTGTCGAAGAGGTGCAGCACCAGGGGGGCACCGGTGGCCTTGCCGAAGGCGTCCAGCGGCGTCCAGGTGATATCCTTGCTCGCCGTGCGGGTGCGGTAGTTGCCGGGGTGGCGGCTGGCGACGTGGTAGGTGACCGGGGCGCCGTGGTCGTCTTTTTGGATGCCGCCGGCCAGCAGCGCGGTGTCGGTCACGCCCCTGGGATTGCAGAGGCGGGCGGCTTCGATTAGTTGCAGTTTGAGGCTGTAGGGCGAGCCGGCCCGCTTGATGCGCGGCAGGTTGACCAGCACGTCGCCATCTTCGAGTGTTTTGCGGAAAGAGAGGGCCTGAAGCAGGGAAAACGGCAGCATGCGCTCGGCGTCGATCTCGCGGGTTTCGGTGGCGAGCAGGAATTCACGCTCGGCGGCACGCTCCCAGGCGTCGGCCTGCTCTTCGGCGAGCTTGAGCACGGCGCGGTCGATCTGCCCCTTGACCTTAAGGCCGGTGCCGACCACCTTGGTGATGTTGGTATTGACCGCGCCGGCGGCCAGGGGAGAGTTGCGCAGCAGGTGCTGGGATTCTTCGCGCAGGGTGGAGAGGTCGGGCAGGATAGCGCTGTCGGCGTCCAGCTCGCGGATGCGGCCGGCCTGGTTGGCGCGGCGGGTGCGGTCGGCGCCGGTGTAGCCGCCGGCAATCGCCATGCGCAGGCGCGACTGGTAGCGGGCCTGCCCCTTGACCGGGTCGAAGAAATTGACGATCTGGTCGGCCAGTGTGACGGGGACGTCGATCTCCTTGCCGCCGATCTTGGCGGTGCGCGACAGGCTCATCGGGGGATCACCTCGCGCACGGCGATGCCGCCCCGGCCGGCATTGCGCTCCAGGGCGACGACGCGGCCCTGCCAGAGTTCAATCCCTTTTTGGATATACGAGAGGTCGGCACGGGTCAGCTTGCGCCGGCCGCTGCCGGTGTCGATCTCGACTGCCTGCCCGAGCAGGACGGCCTCTTCGGCGGCCAGGTAGGCAGTCAGGCGAGCTTCGGCGATTTCGAGGGTAAGACCGGCCATCGTTTCTCCTTTACGGACGATGGCCGATTGTCAGGCGGGAGGGAAGATTAGTCTAGGGGGCATTGGGTGGCATTGGGGGGCACTGACACAAAATGTTGTTACCGATCATAAAAAAAACACTACCCGTTGCGGTCGATTGGGTTTCTGCGCATCTCGCGGACGTAGCGCTGCAGCTCGGAGGCGAGGAAGCGGACGCCCTTCTGCCCGCCGTTGTCGTTGTACGGGATGAGCTTGCCCTCGTCGACCCGGCGCAGCACGGTGGAGCGGCTGACGGCCATGATGGCGGCGGCCTCATCGAGCCGCACCAGCACGCTCGTCTCCAGCACCTCGCGCTTGTAGGTGTCGATCTCCTCCCTGGTAATGCGCACTCTAGTAGTCACGGCTTACTCCTTTGCTCAAGATGCGGCGTTTCGGTCCCTGCCCGGCCGCGTCCGGCCGTGCCCATAGTTTGACTTGCGCGATCTCCACCAGGGCCAGCTCCATATAGCTGCAGTCCCAAATATGGTTTGCCTTCTTTTTCGGGTTCTGCCACAGGCCGCGCTCGTCCTTACCCTCGACGCACATCTGCCGGGCGAAATCCTCGTCGACGTCGCGGTGCAGGTGCCAGGCGCCGGGATCGGCGGG